TGATTCTGCAACAGGTATTATTACTTACAATCCACCAGACGTGAGTGGTTTAGTTTCCCTAACTGATCTTAGTGCAATTGTAGCAGTAACACCAAGCGGCAGCGGTGACTTCCAGTATAACAATACTAACGGACAGTTTACATTTACACAACCTGATTTATCTGTTTATACACTTACTACTAATCTTGCAGCAATAGCAACATCCGGTGGTTGGTCAGATCTTACAGGTACACCAACTACAATTGCTGGATATGGAATTACAGATGCATTTGACGGCGTATTTGCTAGTTTAACAAGTAAACCTACTACAATTTCTGGATACGGAATTACAGATGCATTACAATTAGGTACAACTTCTACTACTGCACTTGCAGGTGATACTGCAATTCCAGCAGCACTTACTGATTTAGGTATTACTGACGGTACTGCAAATCAAATACTTTCAACTGACGGATTAGGCAACTTTACCTTTATAGATCAAAGTGGTGGCGCTAGTATAGGTAACCTAACAGTAACAAATAGTACTTTTACTAGTAGTGATTCACAAGTACAGGTAGATAGCAATTTAGATGTTACAGGAACACTTACAGTAAGTGTTTTAGAAACAGATGACTTAACTATCACTGGATCAGGTACAACAACAATTGACAGTGCAAACAATATTGAATTGAATGCTACTAATAGAGTAGTAATTACAGATACTCCGATACAAGTATCAAATAGAACAAACGCTCAGCGAGGCGCAATTTCACCAGTAGCAGGTGATACTATATTCAACTCAACTACATCTGCATTACAAGTGTCAAATGGCAGTGAATGGGTTCCTATGCATCAGGGTGTAGGAGTTATAACAGGTAGTGATGCTGGTGCTGCTGATTATATAGGCACAGGCGGATATATCTTTAGTAGATCAAACACTGGTGTATATAGTATGAACATTGGATCATTTGCAGGTATAGATAATTATGCCGTATTTGTTACACCAACAAACGAAGATGATTGTTATGTTAACGTAACAAAAAATACTACAACTGTAGGTTTAGAGGTTATTAACATAGCCAGTGGTAACCCAATTGATTGCGATATTAGTTTTATGTTGTTTGCATTAGCATAGGAAAATAAATGGAAAATTATTTTGTAACATTAAAAAAAGGTGTAGACGTAGACGAGTTTTCAGATGATATGGAAACACCCGGCGGTTCTTTATATATTCCAGATAGATCAGTAGATGTAGCGGATAGACGTCCTAATAATTTAAGAAGTACATTATATAACTTATCTGCTGACGAAGCAGAAACTATAAGACAAGATTCACGAGTAGTTGCAGTTCAACTACCTGTACCTGTATCAGCAAGAACTGATTTTGGTACTCAAACAGGAAGATTTTATAGAGGCACGAACAAAGATTCTGGCGTAGTAAATTGGGGACTAAGAAGATGCATTCAAACATCATATGAATCTTCTCAAGAAACATTTAGCAATAATCAAGGCTTTACATACAATTTAGACGGCACAGGTGTTGATGTTGTTATACAAGACAGCGGAGTTATGACAGGGCATCCAGAATGGGAAGACAAGTTTGGTGTAACACGTTTAGTTGAACATGACTGGTATACGGCAGCAGGTGTTTCAGGTACTATGCCAGTTGGATTTTATGGCGATGTTGGAAATCACGGAACACATGTAGCAAGTACGGTTGCAGGCAAATTATACGGCTGGGCTAAAAACGCAAGAATTTATAGTATGCGTTATGATCTAATGGCAGAAGATGATATGTATGACTTAATTAGACTATGGCATTTAAGTAAACCTATTACACGCACAGGATATAGAAGACCTACAATAGTAAATGCAAGTTGGGGATATAGATGGTACTATCCAGGATATAATGCTGCTCAAGGCGGAGCAATTACAGATATACAATATAGAGGCGTAAGTAGAGGTACATCATTATCAGTTAATTGGGGAATGAAAGTAAATAGTTCAGGTAGGGTTGGCTGTCTACGTGATGCCGTAAATGATGCAGCAGCAGAAGACTGTATCGATGCAGGTATAACGGTAGTTAGAGCAGCAGGAAATTACTATCATAAATTAGACGTAGCAGGCGGCTTAGATTATGACAATAGTATGACATTAGATACATCTTGGGCCTCAGTTTCTGCAGGAACTCCTATTTTCTATAATCGTCCAGGCTCTCCGTATGCTGACGGAATGATAATGGTAGCAAATATAAACGCCACTAATACAGTTGCTGGCGTTGAACCTATTGCTAACAGTAGTGAAAAAGGACCTAGGATAGATGTATGTGCTCCAGGATCACAGATTACAGCGGCAACTAATACAGCAGGCTATGGATCTTTTTACGATAGTACATATCCTACAAATTCTAATTATAAAATTTCACGCATTTCTGGAACTAGTATGGCATCTCCGCAAGTGTGCGGTGTCCTTGCTCAATACTTACAAATTAATCCACATGCAACACCTGCAGATTTAAAAAATTGGGTCATTGCAAATGCTCAATCAGGATCTTTAGATGTAGGTACAGGTACTGGCACTGATTACTCAGACGATTCTAGTTTACAAGGCGGCCCAGATAGATACTTGTATCAGCCATTTAACAATCCTATTCAAGGTCGCATTAGAAATGCCTAAATATGCTCAAGGCAGATTTGTTGTTAAAAATAAAGACAAATACTTAGGAAATAGAGAACCTATTTATAGATCTAGTTGGGAATTTACATTTATGAAATTCTGCGACGAACATCCGTCGATTGTAAAGTGGATAAGCGAAGGCATAAAAATACCATACAGAAATCCTTTTACTGGAAAGTACACAGTGTATGTTCCTGATTTTCTAATTAGTTATGTTGACGCAAATGGAAAACAAAAAACAGAATTAATAGAAGTAAAACCCGCTGCTCAAAGAAGTTTACAAGAAGCCAAAAAAAATAAGCGTAATGCTGCTCATGCTATATTGAACGCTGCAAAATGGGAAGCAGCGCAAGCATATTGTAGGCAGAATAATATTACATTTAGAGTAGTTACTGAAAATGACATATTCCATAATGGTAAAGGATAAATAATAGTAGCATATAATGGTAGTATACAATGACTAAAAAATTAGAAGACATGTTAAATCTTCCTGAAGCAAAAGCGATAGTAGAAGAAGATACACAAAAAGAACAAAAAAAAGCAAAGCAAGTAAAGAAGTCTGCCGCAGAAGATATGCGACAAATTGATGAACTTGATAAAATTAGTTCAGCACTACCTGCCGTTAAAGGCTTAGGCGAAATGGCCGACAAAGAATTAAATGAAGTTGCTGACAAGGCAATGACAGCATATGACGATTTAATGGATTTAGGAATGAACGTTGAAGCACGTTACAGTGGCAGAGTATTTGAAGTAGCAGGTACAATGTTAAAAACAGGACTAGATGCAAAGATAGCAAAATTAGATAAAAAATTAAAGATGGTAGACTTACAATTGAAAAAAGAAAAGATGGATCGTGATTCGTTTAGTAACAATGATTCAGGCTTTAGTGAAGGTCAAGGTGTAGTCGTTACTGACAGGAATACGCTATTAAGTCGTTTGAAAGGCGAAGCAGAAGATAAATAAGTAATATAGGATACAATATATGAAACATTTAAATGAATACTTAACAGAATCAAAGAAAACATACGAATTTAAGATTGGTATTGCAGGCGAACTTCCTGAAGGTTTTGAAACAAAACTAAAAACCGCAATGGAAAAGTTTCAAGTTGTAAACATGAGTAAAGGTAAGAAAACACCTATCCAAGAACGTCCTTTAGATTTTCCTAGTTTAGAAAATACTGAAGTTACATACTTTGAAGCAGAAGTTAATTACCCTACAACACAAGCAGTTTTACAAGAATATATTGCACAAACTTGCACTTGTGATTTAGGACATGTTTTAGTACGAAGCGCACACGAAGCAGAAAAAATTGAAGAAGACGAAAAAGCAGATGACGGCACTTATACACCTGTAATTGGATCCGATATGGAAGCAGGTGAATCAGCACAAGAAAGTGTTGGAGACTCAAGAGTTATGAACTTGCTTAAAGAATTAGAAACAGCACGTAAAGAAAAAGGTGACAGTGATTTTAAATTAGAAAACACTGATGATAAACCTAACAGTAAAAGTGCAGTAGGGAGTTAAAATGCAAGATCCAGCAATGGCAAATTTACTTAGAAGCCTAACAGCAATAGATAAACCAGTAGCAGAGTGTCCACCGGAAATGGGTCAGGACATGGGTCAGGATATGGCACCACCAATGGCACCAGACATGGGCCAAGATGCTGGTGGCGCATCAATTAATATAAAATTAGATGATCCAACTCAAATGGCGCAAGTTCTCAAAGCACTGCAAATGATACAAGGCGGCGCACAAGAAGATGCACCAGTAGAAGACGAAGCAGTTACAGAATACGAAAACGAGCCAGAAGAGCACTACGACGATCATGATCATATGTTGAATAAACTTAGTGGCGGCATCAACAGAAAGAAAGATGCATTTGCAGCAGCACAGCCAGGCGATAATGCAATGGCAGTAGAAACCATTAAATCATCGTTAAAGGCAGCACTTGCAGAAAAGAAAAACAAAAAGTCTACATGTAAAGAATGCGGCAAGCCAAGTTACACTTCATTAGATGAAGAAAAGCAAAAAGGCGTAGACGGCAAAGTATGCTGGAAAGGCTACAAGCGCATGGGCACTAAGAAAAAAGGTGGCAAGACAGTAGACAACTGTGTAAAAATGTAATTCCTACCGATAGGAAGAACGGACCAAATAGCACCCACGGGTGCTATTTTTATGACTAAATATTAACATGTCAAAGTCATTAGATGGCGTTTTAATTAAAAAAGCCAATAAACAAGAAAAATTTACACAAGAACAAGTAGACGACTTGATGCAATGCATGGATCCTGAAAAGGGATACTTGTACTTTGCAACAAAGTTTGCATATATTCAGCATCCTGTAAAAGGAAAATTGTTATACGATCCTTATGAATATCAGTTAGGATTAATGGACAGTTATCATAGTTACAGATTTAACATTAACATGATGCCTAGACAAACAGGCAAAACGACATGTGCAGCAATCTACCTTGCATGGTATGCTATGTTTAATCCAGACCAAACTATTCTTATTGCAGCGCACAAATATACAGGTGCTCAAGAGATTATGTCACGTATACGTTTTGTATACGAAACTTGTGACGATCATATTAGAGCAGGTGTTACTTCATACAACAAAGGTTCGATTGAGTTTGAAAATGGAAGTCGAATAGTTAGTCAAACAACGACAGGCAACACAGGACGTGGTATGTCAATTTCATTACTATACTGTGACGAGTTTGCATTTGTTATGCCTAATATTGCCGAAGAATTTTGGACATCAATATCACCTACACTAGCAACAGGTGGTCGTGCTATTATTACATCAACACCAAACTCAGACGAAGATACGTTTGCTACTATTTGGAAACAAGCAGAAGATAAGTTTGACGAACATGGTAATGAGCAAGAGGTAGGTCGTAATGGCTTCCATTCATTCATTGCTCAATGGCATGAACATCCTGATAGAGATGAAGCGTGGAAAGTTGAAGAAATTGGTCGCATTGGTGAAGAAAAGTTTAGACGTGAATACGGCTGTGAATTCTTAGTATACGACGAGACACTTGTTAACAGTATGAAACTTGCTGTAATGGAAGGTGCTACTCCTAAACTTAACATGGGTCAAACACGTTGGTATAAAAAACCAAGCAGTCAGTACAATTATGCAATTGCGTTAGATCCTGCTATGGGTACAGGTGGAGACTATGCAGCAATACAGATTGTTGAATTACCCACATACGAACAGGTAGGTGAATGGCAGCATAATACAACTGCTATACCTGGACAAATACGAGTACTGCGTGACATATGTAATTACATTGCTAATGAAACAGGCACAGGCGGCTCAAATATATATTGGAGTGTTGAAAACAACAGTATAGGAGAAGCAGCATTAATTGTAATACAAGATTTAGGTGAAGAAAACATACCTGGATTATTTTTAAGTGAACCGATGCGTAAAGGACATGTACGAAAGTTCCGCAAAGGATTTAATACTACACATGGTACAAAAGTAACAGCGTGTGCTAGATTAAAAACTATGATAGAAAACGATCAATTAATAATTAGAAGTAAACCGTTTATATCAGAATTAAAAGGTTATATTGCAACTGGCTCAAGTTTTCAAGCAAAGTCTGGTATTACAGATGATCTTGTTAGTAGTATGTTGCTGGCACTTAGAATGATTACAGTAATGAAAGACTGGGATCCTAACATATACAAAACATTTACACACGCAGAAAAAATTGACGAGGAAGATCTACCCATGCCTATATTCATCAGTAGTGCATATTAGATAAATAACTATATGAAAAACATTAAAACTATTGCCAGTGATTTATTTGACAAAATTAGAGGACGCTTTCCAAGTGTCACTATTGGCGACGAAAATGGCAAAGTTACAAACATGCCAGAAGAAGCAAGATTTTATGACTTTACTTATAACACGCAAGGTATGCAGTTAGGCAAAGTTAGTATAGGTCTAGACGAAGAAAATGGTGTAACGGTTATTGTAGGCAGAGACATTGTAGGTAATGAATCAGAAGAAGTTCAAGATAACTGGTACGGATTTTTAAGAGAAATTAGACAGTTTGCAAAGAAACGTATGATGAAGTTTGATGTTAGAGATATTAATAAATCAAATTTAAGCAAAAAAGATTACGAGTATATGGCTAACGCTCGCGGAGAAACACAAATGGCTGAATCAAAAATGTATGGTACAAATAAAACAAGTTATCAAAGAGTAGGAAATGCAAGAGTTGCTATCCGACATACAGCACCAATTGGTGAAGGTGAAAGTAGACTTAAAAATATTGGATCAATTTTTATTGAATCACCAGAAGGTGAAAAATTTAAGTATCCTGTGAAACACTTACAAGGTGCAAGAGCACTTGCTTTACATGTTAGTGAAGGTGGTCATGCTTACGATGATTTTGGAAAGTATATTACAGGACTTAGCGAAGAACTTTCTAGTTTAGGTAAATTTAAAACTTACATGAATCGTAAAAGTGTAATGGCAGAAGCATTACAAGGATACATGGGCGTTGTTGAAACAAGAGTAAAAGAAGTACGCAAAGAAATTTCCAACTTACAAAAACCTAACTACTATGCAGAAACTATAGATGGTTGGTCTGCACCATTGAAAGAAGATGTACCTGTAGATGTAGAAGAAGCATGGATTGATCAATTAACTGTAAAGCAATTTAAAGAAGATATTGCAGATGTGTTTCCATATATCTATAACTTAATAGGTGAAGGATCAAAAGCAACAGAACTAGGTCCAGAAGATTTAATTGACGAAGCAAGCAAAGGCATTGAAGCAATGAAAAAAGCAGGCAATGCAAAAGCAGATGCAGAGGCAAAGGAACGGGCGAAAAAAGACAAGTCGGTAGATGAGTCAGGTTTACAGTACCATACTGGTGTTAAGAAGCACGGTAAAGAATACATGGTCAAAGCAGCACAAGCAGGCCGCGATGGCGCAAGTCAACAAGAACTAGGCGCACTAAAAGACAAGTATAGCAAAGCAGAAAAAAATAAAAAAACTAAAGAAGACATAGAACTAGAATCAGCATTTAACACTATGATGGGTCAGTTTGCAGAAGGCAAAGACTGCGATGATTGCAACTGCTCACCTTGTGAGTGCGATACCCAAGAAGAAGGCAATGCATTTGCACACGCAGTTCGCCAGGCTAAAATGAACGGTAAGAAAAAAGGCGACAAAGTCAAAGGTCCATCCGGCGACGAAATCACACTTGAAAAACAAAAAACACCAATTGGAGAGTTTATACTATCTTACTTTGATAGAGAAAACGGAACTTTCCCAAAAGGCGAAACAGCAGTGCTTACTATGGTAGAAAAAGACTACGGAGATCGATACGTTGAACCGGCTGCTAAATTTATACAAAAAGTAGAATCAATGGTATCTCAGCGTCAGCAAGAAGATTTAGCAAACACTAGATATCCAGAAACTGATATGATTAAGGCACTAGCAGGCCTTTAATCTAAAAAAGTTAGCGGATTAAATATTTCCGCTAACTACTATTATGCAAAATTATATTTGTTACACAGTAGGTCGTGCAGGCAGTACTCATGCAATTAATGCATTAACTCAACAAAAGTATCTACACAATTTTGACGAGGTGTTTAAGGTAGCACATAACGTTGAAAATTTGTGGGGCGAAAACCCTTACTTACAATGCCAATTTATGCAAAAACAAGTATCTGACTATAAGAAACCTTACAGTCTAAAAATTCATTCTAAACAATATCCGTATTTAGATCATAAATGGTTTTGGCGTTTGATAGGAGAACCTAAAACTGTAAGTTATGCATTGTATAGAAATGATTTAATAGATTGGGTACTTAGTTACATTTTTGCACTAGAAACTATGCAATGGCACAGTGACGAAAAAACACTACCTAATTCTATTCCTACATATAGACAAGAATACAAAACAACACTAGAAAAATTAAAAAACAATCTTATACAATTTACATTTTTGCGAGATAATTTTGATCATGTAATTGAGTATAACGATATACAATCGTATTTCCATACGCATTTTAATGTAGATACAACAAAATCTAATTTTGTAAAATTATACACAAAAGAAGAAAAGTTATTTTACCTTAAAAACATTGATCTTTTTATGAAAGACTTTTTACAAGTATTTGAAGATAAACAATTTCTAAATTTGTAAAAAAGTACTTGACAATGATAAATAACTCGTGTAGTATGTAATAGTGCTGCACACAAAGGCACAAGCACATAGGCAAATTACAGGAGGCATAACTATGGCATCATTAGCAGAAATTAGAGCAAAACTCAAAGAACAAGAACAGAACAGTGGCGGTAATCGCACTGGCGGCGGCGACAACGCAATTTACCCATTTTGGAATATGAAAGAAGGCGAGCAAGCAACGCTACGTTTCTTGCCCGACGGCGATGATACAAACACTTTCTTTTGGAAAGAACGTTTGATGATCAAACTTCCATTCGCTGGTGTAAAAGGTGATACAGATTCACGTCCAGTACAAGTACAAGTTCCGTGTATGGAAATGTATGGCGAATCATGCACAATCTTACAAGAAGTACGTGGTTGGTTTAAAGACGCAAGTCTTGAAGACATGGGTCGTAAGTATTGGAAAAAGCGTTCATATTTGTTCCAAGGTTTTGTTACTGAAGATCCACTCAAAGAAGATTCTCCAGAAAACCCAATTCGTAGATTCATTATTGGTCCACAAATTTTTCAACTAATCAAAGCAGCACTGCTTGATCCAGACATGGAAGAATTACCAACAGATTATACTGCTGGTGTAGACTTTCGTTTGTCAAAAGGCTCAAAAGGTGGCTACGCTGACTATGGCGCAAGTAATTGGGCACGTCGTGAGCGTCCGCTAGGTGATGCAGAGATGAATGCTGTAAACACAAACGGGTTGTTTAACTTAACTGACTTCCTTCCAAAGAAGCCAGATGAAACTGCTGTAAAAGTTCTTACTGAAATGTTTGAAGCATCAGTAGACGGTGAAGCATATGACGCAGAACGTTGGAGTAATTACTTCCGTCCTGCAGGTATGCAAGCACGTACAGGTGATCCGCAACAAGCGGCAAGCCCACAAGCAACTGCAACAAGTCAAAGTGCACCTGCTACTGCTCCAGCAGCACCAGTAGCAGACACACGCATGGAAGACACAGGCTGGAAAGATCCTGCACCAGCAGCACCAGCAGCAGCACCAGCAGCAGAAACAGCAGGCGGAGCGCAAGACATTCTTGCAATGATTCGTCAGCGCAAAGAACAATAAGGAGTTAAACAATGAAAGTATCAAACAAACTAGCAAAAGTAGATGGCTATTTCCAAGTAAACATGTATGACAACGGTTATATGATTGAAGTATCGGGTCGTAACGACGAAGACGATTACGAAACTGCACGTATTATGACAGGAGATGTAGATGGTATTATCGATCTAGTCAAAGATATCACATCAATGGAACGTGATAGTTAATGGCGTCAAAATCTTTTGATCCTACAAAGTTTAGGAACAGTTTAACAAAATCTATTAAAGGTATGAGTGCAGGCTTTAATGATCCGCAAGATTGGATCAGCACAGGCAACTTTGCACTTAACTACCTCCTAAGCGGCGACTTTCAAAAAGGTATTCCGCTAGGTAAAGTAAGTGTCTTCGCCGGTGAATCCGGCGCAGGCAAGTCCTATATTGTTTCAGGTAACATTGTAAAGTCAGCACAAGAGCAAGGTATTTTTGTTGTACTAATCGACAGTGAAAATGCACTTGACGAAAGTTGGTTACAAGCACTTGGAGTCGATACATCAGACGACAAAATACTTAAACTAAACATGGCAATGATTGACGATGTTGCTAAAACTATCTCAACATTTATGGATGACTATAAGGCAATGCCAGAAGAAGATCGTCCTAAGGTACTGTTTGTAGTTGATAGTTTAGGTATGCTTATGTCGCCAACTGAAGTTACTCAGTTTGAAGCAGGTGATATGAAAGGTGACTTTGGTCGTAAGGCGAAAGCATTGAAAGCACTTGTAACAAACTGTGTGAATATGTTTGGTAGTTACAATGTAGGCATGTGTGTTACTAACCACACTTATGCGTCACAGGATATGTTTGATCCAGATGATAAGATTAGTGGCGGTAGCGGCTTTGTGTATGCTTCTTCAATGGTTGTTGCTATGAAGAAACTAAAACTTAAAGTAGATGCCGATGGTAACAAAACATCTCAAGTACACGGTATTAGAGCAGCGTGTAAGGTAATGAAAACACGTTACGCTAAACCCTTTGAAGGTGTACAAGTTGAGATTCCATATGAAACAGGCATGAATCCGTATTCCGGTATGTTTGATTTATTGGAAGCAAAAGGCTTGCTTGAGAAACAAGGCAATCGCTACAAGTACATTGATAGTAATGGCGAAGAAACACTAGAATATCGTAAGAAATGGACTGGAGACAAACTCGAAATGATCATGGCCGATTTACCGGCAAAAGAAGAACAAATGGTAAATATCGCTAACGCAACCGAAGAAGTTGTGGATCATGAAGAGGAGTCTGTGGTCGATGGATGAAGATCAAATTGTCGATATATGGAATGTTTTTAAACCTAATTTAGATAAGAAACAAGTAGAACTTGCAGCAGAAAAGTTTGTAGATTTATTGGCAGATTACGGAGTAAGTGATATTACTTTTAAAGATGCTATTGGATCAGACAATGACCTTGATACTGCAATTTGTTACTACTTGGACTTAGATGAAGATTATTCTGTAGAAGATGATGAGTGGGATTAAAATATGGGATGGTATAGTCAGGTTAGTAGAGATATTAATCAAATACCCAATGCAATACAACACTTCGAAAAAGAACTACTAGACGCCAAAGTCGAATGTAAGTTAACAGGAAATGTTGAAAAAGCCGCGGCATCAATGCCTGGTATTGTTGAGTATAGATTTAACCAACTTCAAGAAATCGAAGCCATTCTAAACTATCTTAATATCGAACTGCGCCGCTTGCGCAGTTCGTTTTTTAAGAAATATCTTGAAAACTATCAACGTGCTTTGTCAAGCCGTGATGTAGAGAAATACGTAGACGGTGAAGCAGATGTTGTCGACTACGAAAAAATTATTAATGAATTTGCATTGTTGCGTAACAAATGGTTAGGTGTGTTAAAAGCACTAGATCAAAAACAATGGCAAATTACTAATGTTGTTAAACTACGTGTAGCAGGTATGGAAGATGCAACGCTTTAACTATAGCGTTTCATATCTGCTACAACCATCATTTTAATTAATTCTTCAAATTGAACTTTAGGTTCCCAACCTAATTTTTCTTTTGCTTTTGTGCTATCACCTTTTAGATAATATAGTTCTGCAGGTCTTACAAATGCAGGATTAGTTGTAATTTTATTTTCCCAATTATCAATACCAGCAGCACTAAATGCAGCATGACACAATTCTTTTATGCTGTAAGTATTTCCAGTAGATATTACATAATCGTCGGGATTATCTTCTTGCATCATCATCCACATTGCTTCTACATAGTCGCCTGCAAATCCCCAATCTCTGCGTGGATCTAAATTACCTAACTCAATAGTATCTTGTAGTCCTGCTTTAATTCTAGCAACGCCATCTGTAATTTTTCTTGTTACAAATTCTTTACCTCTAATAGGCGACTCGTGATTAAATAAAATACCACTAGTAGCAAACATACTGTAACTTTCTCTATAATTGACAACAGCATTGTGTGCAAATACTTTTGCAAAACCATATGGTGATCTAGGACGTAACGGAGTTAGTTCATTTTGAGTATGATTTTCTTCGTAACTATTTCCATACATTTCACTAGTACTGGCTTGATAAAATTTTGTATCTGGAGAATGATGTCTTAACGATTCTAAGATATAAAGCGGACCCATTGCATCTACATTTGCAGTATGAATAGGTTCTTGCCAACTTAGCCCAACAAAACTCATTGCTGCTAGGTTATATAATTCGTGTGGCCTTGATACTTTTACTGCATGATTAACACTGCTTATATCAGTTACGTCACCGTGTACAAAATTGATATCCTGTGTAATACCTAAGTAATCAGTATTTGAATAACTTTGGTTTACTCTGCGACTAGCAAATCCATAAACTTCGTAGTTCTTATCTAATAATAGTTTTGCAAGATAGGCGCCGTCTTGTCCTGTAATGCCTGTAACTAATGCACGTTTTTTCATATTATCTCCGTAATTTAAATACGCACGTATTTATAGTATAAATATACGCATATAATTGAATAAGGATCTACATGCGAACTTATAGAGTAGTAACATCACAGCACGAACCGTATTATAATCAAATAGGAAAAGACTGTATTACAAGTTTCCTAGAATACTGGCCTGACAACATCTCTATAGAATTGTGGGCAGAAGGCTTTACACCCGATATTGATGATCCTAGATTGATTGTAAAAGATTTTGAAAAAGTACGCAATGACTTAGATGATTTTTTAGAATTAATCTATCCACATGTTCCACACGATCCTAATGGTAAAGACTTGTTTTCACGATATAAGTTTAGTTGGATGAAAGGTCATGTAATTACAGCCGCATTACAAGAATGTGAACAAGATGTTTTTATTTGGTTAGACAGTGATGTAATTACAAATAAACAAATTCCTTTACAGTTTTTTGAAAACTTGTTACCAGAAGATACATTATCAGTTGATATTCCTGCTGGCGGCAAAGTAAAAGGCAAAGAAGCAGAAACTGGATTTTTTATGTTGAATATGAACGATCCAAATATTACCTTTGTAAAAGACTATTTTAAAAAATGTCATAACACTTTAGAAATACTACAAGTTAGTAGAAGACTAGACACTGGAGTTTGGTGGAACGCAACACATGGAGCAGAGAAATTAGGATCTAAACTAAAACATCTTGCAACAGCAGTAGATAGTATAATTCCCTTTATGCATACAGAACTTAAACAATATCTAAGACATTGGGTAACAAAGTCAAACAAAAGCAATTATGAAAAAGGTAATACTGTCACTATAGAGGAAACATTATGAAAACTATAGCATACGTACCTGCCAAAGGCACAAGTGAAAGAATTGAAAATAAAAATTTACAAGTATTAGATGGAGAATATCTATTCAAACGTAAATTACGACAATTGCTAGAATGCAAAGAAATTGACGAAGTTTGGTTAGATAGTGAAAGTGAGAGTTTACATAACTTAACACGAGATTTGCCCATACACCATCACTATAGAGATCCTAGTTTAGCAACTAACGCAACAGACGGACACGGCATGTTTGCTAATGAATCTAATATTGCAGAAGCAGATATAGTTGTGCAGGTGTTATGTACTGCACCGTTTATAGACAGGACTGTAATCGATCCTGCTCTAGCAGAACTAAAGAAAAGCAGCAAGACTAGTTTAGTTGCTGTATCAGAACAAAAGTTATACTTATGGAAAAACGGACAACCAGAATACGGTGATACTATTCCTAACAGTGTTGACTTGCCTGTACATACAATTGAAGCAATGAGTTTTTATGCAGTAAAGACCAATAAGCAACCTGTTACGAAAAGATACACCAAAGATGCAATATTATGGCCAGTAACTCCATTACAGTTAGTAGACATTAATAACCAAGAAGATTTAGACTTTGCAAAAGATATATGCGCAGGACAACGTGCTAAAAAAGTACAGCAACTTAAGATGCTTAGTAAAAGTATTAGCAGTCCGTTACTAAGTGATATATGTAAAGAAAACGGTATTGAACATTTTTTAAGTAGTGAAATAAAATCTATGAACAACGGAACTTTTTTAGGTTTTGCAAAAACACTAAAACTAAAAGAATTACCTGAAGAACAAAAAGATCCAGCACTGCCACATTGGGAAGGTATCTTTGATGCGTTAGGTAGTTATGAATTTGTAGCACCGGGTGATGTAATTATTGTAAGCAATGATGTAAAAGACAAAGCGTATTTCGGAGACCTTAATGCACACTTTGCTTACAGAGCAGGTGCAGTTGGTGTTGTAGTTGATGGTCCAACTAGAGATGTAGATAGAGTAACAGAAATAGGATTGCCTGTATTTGCACATACCAGAATGCCCGATGATATACGTTATGAAGGTACGCTAGAAGATATGAATATGCCAGTTGAAATAAACGGTGTAACTGTGCGCAACAATGATATGATATTTGGAGACCCAGATGGGTTAGTTTGTATACCAGCAGAAAAATGGCCACTGGTATTTGAACATGCAAAGGAAGCACTAAAAAAAGAAATGCTTGTCAAATTTGAAGCAACATTTGGCGCTGATCCTTTTGACGTGTTGAATAATGTCGGACTCTTTTAACACTTATATACTAAACTATAACATGTCTGCTCATACAGACAAGATTTATAATACGTTGTTAGATTCAATGTCTGCAGATAATATTTTTATATTAGACAATGGATCTGATAAAGAGCCTTCACATGCTAACACTAAAATTCAATTACCTAACAATGTAAAAGTAAGTGGCGCTTACAGGCATTTATACGATATAGAAATAAATTTAGATTCTAAGTATTTTGCTACTATTACAACTAGTGCTATTTTACTTCAACAAGACTACAACAAAAAAATTATAGAAACAGTAGGAGCATTACAGGATCAAAAATGGAGTGCTATTTACAGTAATATAAAAAATGTAGACGGATGGATAGAAAAGAATATACCTGACCAAATAGATGTAACAACCTTTGTAAAAAATCCTATGTATGCGCAACCTATTTTTACTATATGGAAAACAGAATATATAAAAGAATTACGTAACCAAAAGCACGGCTGGTATGATTTAGCATATCATCACGGTCAAGGCGCAACAGAAGATATGCGTATGTATAACATAACATCAGGTTGGAACGAATTTACTACACCTATGTTGAGTATTGATTGGTATAGAAATAGTACGTTTAGGGAAAATAAAGGCGAACATACTCAAAAAGAATATTGGCGAGCAAATAAAAGAGAATACTTTAGTAGATTTAAAGAAAAGTTTAACATGACACATCCTCAAATTAATAACCATTTAAACAAAAACAACAGGCGTAATTAAGTACGCACATAAATACAGTATGGAAAAAATTGTATTAGTAACAGGTGGATTCGATCCACTGCACAGCGGACACATTGCGTATTTTAAAGCAGCAAAAGAAGCAGGTAATAAACTTGTTGTAGGTGTTAACAGTGACGAATGGCTTACACGCAAAAAAGGCAGACCATTTATGCCCTATGACGAACGCATTGCAATTATTAAAGAATTAAGTTGTGTTGACGAAGTTGTTGAATTTGATGACACAGATAATACTGCGGTAGGTGCAATTAGACAAGTGATGTCTAATTTTCCAAACTCTCAGATAATTTTTGCTAATGGCGGCGATCGTCAAAAAGGTACAACTCCTGAAGTCGAGTATGCCAAAGAATTAATTGAAGAAGGTAAAATATCTTTTCTGTTTGGCATCGGCGGCGATGATAAAAAGAATTCAAGCAGTTGGATACTTGATGAATGGAAAACACAAAAGACAGAACGTGACTGGGGTTACTGGCGTGTGTTAGATGACAAGCAACCTGTTGAACCTACAAAGGTAAAAGAACTTGTTATATATCCAGGTAAAAGTCTAAGTGATCAAAAACACGCATACAGAGATGAACATTGGTATGTATTGTCTGGACAAATTGAAATTGATATGGAATTTGTTGACGGATTTAAATCCAGCATAGAATTGTACGAACATAACACACATGTAATACCTGTAGACACATGGCACAAAACTACAAACACAGGAGAAACACCTGCGCATATTATTGAAATACAATATGGTGATAAATGCGAAGAAGATGATATAGAGAGACGATAATGAAAGTATTTGTAGGATATGATCCACGAGAAGACATTGCTTATCAAGTATGTAAGCACAGTATTTTATCAAAGCAACCGGATGCAGATGTACGTCCCTTGATACAAAAAGACTTGCGTGACGCAGGTTGGTATACTCGTCCTGTGGATAAACTTGCAAGTACTGAATTTACTTTTACACGTTTTCTTGTGCCAGAACTTGCGGACTTTGAAGGTTGGGCATTGTTTATGGACTGTGATATGATTCTTACTACAGACATTAAAGAATTGTTTGATCAAGCAGATGACAAATATGCAGTAATGTGTGTGCAACATGATTACAAAGTCAAAGAACAATTTAAGATGGATGGACAAAAACAAACTATCTATCCACGCAAGAATTGGTCAAGCGTTGTATTGTTTAATTGCGGACACCCTGCTAATAAAGTAGTTAACAAAGAGTTTGTAAATGACTTAGATAAAACAGGAGCATTCTTACATAGATTTAGTTGGTTACCTGACAGTGAAATAGGTGAACTAGATCATACATGGAACTATCTAGTAGGTGTATACGATGATATCGAAAAACCTAAACTTATTCACTATACAGAAGGCGGACCATGGTTTGAAAATTACAGAGATTGTAAATTTGCAGATTTATGGAAACAAGAACTTTATGATATGTTTAAGTAAAGACTTGAGAGACGATTATGTAAATGCATTTGCTCGAGGTGCAGAATTGCCCATCTATGACTATTCATACAATTGGAAAGATTCTGATGAGCCTATATTAATAAGAGGATTAGGTAAAAGAAATATTATAAAGTACTGTATTGAAAATAATAGAGATTATTATTATATGGACAGTGGGTATTTTGGAAATTACAGACAACCGTCAAATCCTAAAGGTTGGAAATACTGGCATCGCATTGTAAAAAATGGACTACAACATACTGATATTCTCCAAGTTAGAGATGACAGACTACGTAGACAATTAATGCGTATACATCAATACAAACATCATACAAACGAAAATATTTTGTTAGTTACGCCTTCAGAAAAACCTTGTAAATATTACGACATAGATTTAAAAAAATGGCGTAAAGAAACTATTGCTGAAATAAGAAAACATACAGATCGTCCTATCAAAATACGAGATAAAGAAACACGCAGGACAAGACTATCTAATACAATATATCACGATCTACAAAATACTTTTGCAGTTGTTACATATCAAAGTATTGCTGCTGTTGAGGCAGTGATGTACGGTATTCCTGCATTTACATTAGCACCAACAGCAGCAGATCCTGTTTGCGATAAAGATTTAAGTTTGCTAGAAAATCCTACAGAGATTCCTTATAGAAAAAGATATGAATGGGCATCGTCTATTGCTTACGGACAATTTCACACTGAAGAACTACGCAACGGAACTGCTTGGAGAATTATTAATGAAACAAGTTAGAGTTTACTATGCTGGAATACCTGCAAAAAATACAAATAAAGAAAAAGAACTTGTATTAGATTATTTTCATAAAGGTGCAGATAACAGTAAACAAATACGTACAATGGATTGGGAGCCGAGTGACTTGGCTGTAATGCAAGGTTGGGTACATGCTAATAGTGGACGTACACCGCACCTAATGTTCCGTAGAAAGATAATAGAAGAACAAAAACGTATTGGAAAACAAACACTAGCAATTGATAGCAATTTGTTTTTATACAAAGATCCTGCTAACACCAAGACATATTTACGTTTTAGTTTGAACGATGTTTTTCCTACAACAGGTGTGTATTTTACTAATAATGTTGACCCCAATAGATGGAAACAAATTAAAAATGATATTGGGTTTGATTTACAACCTTGGCGTGCAAATGGTAAACATATTTTAATTGCCTTGCAAAGGAATGGCGGCTGGAGTATGTCGGGCTATGATGTAATGGATTGGTTAGATACTACTATTAAACAAATTAAACAACACAGTGATAGACCTATATTAGTACGTGGACATCCAGGCGATAAAAAAGTTAAAACATATCTAAAAATAAATCAACCTAATGTTACTGTAAGTACAAGTGCTTCTATAATAAATGATTTTGCAAATGCATGGGCAACTGTAACTTATAACAGTAGTCCGGGTGTAGCAAGTGCTATTGAAGGCATACCTGTATTTGTTACTGATCCTACACCTCAAAAAAGTCAAGCATTTGATGTTTGCAATTCCTCGTTAAATACAATCGAGAATCCAATTATGCCAGAGCGGCAATCATGGATAGAAAAAATAGCAATGTCGCATTTTTGTTTTAATGATTTGCAAAATGGTGTTGCGTGGAATATTATAAAGGATTATCTATGAAACACAGAGATATTTTAGTTGTTAGTACATTTAATGACAACGGAATGCACAAATACGGCCAGAGGCTAATAAACAGTTTTGCGAAAAATGTTGACAAACAAATAAGACTTGTAATATATGCAGAAAATTGTGTGCCTCATAATCCAGATCCAAAGCAAATTGAGATACTAGACGCAGTTGAGCATTTGCCAAAACTTGTTGAATTTAAAAACAAATGGCGTGATGTTCCTAAGGCAAACGGAAAATGTCCACCAGAAATAGCAAGAACACGCAAAGGTGATGCACATAAAGAATTTAAATGGGATGCTGTTAGATTTGCAAACAAGACATATGCAGTGTTTGAAGCACAACATAAAACTCAAGACTGGCTAGTATGGTTAGACGCAGACACATACGTACACTCTCCAGTAACATACAATGACATGCGAGCATTGTTACCTGATAAAACTTGGATTACATATGTTGGCAGAGGTATAGGCAGTGCATCATGGCCTGAGTGCGGATTTTACGGTATGAATTTACGTAAGAAAACATGTGTAGAATTTTTAAAAGAATTTGAACTTATGTATGAAGATGCAGACAACGGTATATTTAGATTAACTGAATGGCACGACAGTTTTGTATTTGGTCATTTGTTAAAAAAATATAAACAGCAAGCACCTACAGTGCATGATTATACTGGACAGATAAAATTAAAAACAGCAAGATCAGGAGGTGGCGGCCATCCATTAATTAACACTGATTTAGGAAAATATTTTGATCATCTAAAAGGTGATAGAAAAGATAAGAAAAAAAGTAACAAGCCTGGTGATTTAATTGTTAACCGTAATGAAGGATATTGGAATGGGTAAGACTGACGATTTTAAAATAGAATACTTTACTAGTATGGACAAAAAGTATTATGATCACTGTGGCAAAGCAATGATACACAGTTTTGCAACTAATTTTAAAAGCCAAAGATTAAACTTATATAACGAAGGTTGGTTTACACCTACAGTAGGAAATAAAAGTTTATTTCTAAGAGGATGGAATTTAGGAAAACAATATAATCTATTTCAACGTAGATGGAAAGATACTTCAAGAACAAAACAGTTTGCAAAAAAAGCATACAGCATAATTGACGGTATGAATAAGATAGATTGTGATCGACTTGTATGGCTAGATGCAGATACAATAGTTAAGGCTGGCATACCGGCGCAATTAATAAGACTAATGTGTCCAGACGATACACTCAGCGCACATTTCGGAGTATGGCATCAACAAGATGAAAAATGGTATTTTAGTTGTGAAACAGGATTTTTTATCTTGAATCAAAATCACGAACACTATCAAAAATTTGTTGACATATACACTCGTATATACGACCATGACGATACTGAAGGTATGCGTAGATTTTACGATGGGGAAGTATATGGTAAAGCATTACTTGAATTAAAAAAACAAGTGGATGTGAGATATTGTGAGTTAAATCCAGGAAAGCATAAAACTCCTATTAGTAGAAGTGTTATGGCTCCATATATAAATCATTATAAAGCAGGTGTAAAAGAAAATCTAAACAACGGTGATCTAATAGAATTAGTAGATAGTGTAAATGCAGAAACGGATAACTCTATATAAACAGTTTGGTGCCTTGAATAGTAAGCCTGTATTTGAAGCGTTTGAACACAGTCTTAGGAATGCGGGTTATAATATAACAAATGACGACGATAGTGATATTGCTGTTATTTGGAGTGTGCTGTTTAACGGTCGTATGGCAGGTAACAAAGCAGTATGGGATAGATATATCAATACTGGACGTAAAGTTATTGTGCTAGAAGTTGGCGGCATAAAACGTGGAACAACATGGAAAGTAGGATTAAATGGAATCAACAGAGATGCTTATTTTGGGGATAATAATAACGATGATAGTCGTAAGCATCTTTTGGGACTTTTAGAAAAGCCGTGGAGAACAAACGGCGAATACATTCTCATATGCGGTCAGCACGACAAAAGTCTACAGTGGAAAAACATGCCAAGTATGAGCAATTGGTTTCTACAAACATATGACGAAATACGCAAACACACAGACAGACCAATAATATTTAGGCCACATCCACGTTGTAGACTAGAACACATTGAGCGTGGCCTTAAACACGTAACAAGACAGGAGCCTCGACATGTTAACGGCACTTATGATTCTTTTGATATGGGGTTTAATAATATACATTGCACTATCAGTTATAGTAGCAATCCTGGGATACATTCTGTCA